TTTGATGGTCAAAACGTAAATCCAACTTCAGGTTCCGCTCTTCAAGGTGGAAATGGTGGTAGCGCCTTTAATAGTGACTGGGTAGGTGGTGGCGCGGGTGGCGGCGGATACTACGGCGGCGGCGGTGGTGCAGGTGGCGGTGCTTCATCTGGCTCTGGCGGCGGCGGTTCTGGCTACATAGGTGGATTATCAAGCGCAACTACAACAACAGGTTCTGGTAGCACACCTGCCAATTCGTCTGATTCTGACCGGGGAAGTTCTGGAAATTCACAAACGGATGGAAGGTTTATAATTGTTGCATGATTACGTACACATGGTCCTTTCCTCAATTTATAGTGAACCCAGTTTCTGAAGGCCTGACTAATGTGGTTACGGCCATTAATTGGGTATGCACGGGAACGGATGGCACTGTCACATCATCTGCATCTGGTACGGCTAATTTAGGTTCGCCAAACCCAGCAGAATTCGTTCCATATGCTGACATTACTCAAGAAATGGCCTATCAATGGGTTGCGGGTTGTATTAGTATGCCCGGCGTTGAGGCGCAAATTGCTTCACAAATTAACCTATTAAGTGAAACAACGTCACAAACCCAACAACCACCATTCTAAGAGGATTCAATGGAAAATCTTGAACTTGACCTTAAACTTACCGTTGCTCACGTTAACACTGTGCTTAAGCATCTTGGTGCTGGCGTCTATGCTGAAGTTGCTGATCTTATTAATCTCCTACATGGTCAGGCAAAGCCTCAAGTTGAAGCTGCAGCTGTTGCGCCTATTGCGGCGGAATCAGAGCCGGAAAATACACCTGCTGAATAATATGGACTAAGTATGGACCCGTTTACCCTCATCGCTGGCGCGACTGCAATCTATAATAGCATCAAGTCCGCCGTCGATGCAGGGCAGGACGTAATGGAAACTGCAGAAAAAGTGGGCAATCTTTTCAGTAAGGTTGCCCAAATTGTTACTATTGCGTCTACACCACGCAAAAAGAAAATGTTCCAAAGCCAAGCTGAATTTGAAGCTGAGGCGGTTAAGATTTACGCCGCTAAAGCTAAGGCCCAGCAGATGCAGTTAGACGTTAAAAATATGTTTGTGGGGCAGTATGGCCCTGCCGCATGGGAAGGTATTCAACGGTCAGTCATTGAGATGCGGAAGGAAGCTGCCCGTCAAGCTGCGGCTGCCTTGAAGGAACAGGAAGAAAACCGCAAGGATTTGATTATGGTTAGCAGTATTGTAGGTTTTCTGGTATTAGGCATTGGTGCGATTGGCTTATATCTTATGTTAACGGTGAAATAACATGGACATTCTTAAAACTTTTGGACCATTACTTGGTTCAGTTGCTCCTACTATTGCGACGGCTCTAGGCGGCCCAGTGGCAGGTATGGCAGTTAAAGCCATTTCCAGTGCTTTATTTGGGCATCAAGATGGAACAGAGGACGACATTATGTCGGCTTTGGCTAATCCAAATGGCGACCAATTAGCCGCTCTCAAAAAGATTGACGCAGATTTTAAGGTTCAAATGAAATCTTTGGACATTGATCTGGAGCGGATTTCTGAACAGGACCGTGATTCAGCCCGTCAAATGCAGATTGCAACGCGGGATTGGATTCCTCGTGTTTTGGCTGTTGGTGTGACAATCGGGTTCTTTGGCATCATTGCCTACATTTTACATTTTGGCCTTCCAGCTACGGGTGGTGAAGCACTTCTTATGCTTATTGGGACGCTTGGAACTGCTTGGACTGGCGTTATGGGATTTTATTTTGGCTCTTCTGCTGGTTCGAAACAAAAGACTGATGCGCTTACGGCTTCTTTGGGGAACAAACAGTGAACGGTAATTTTGAACAATGTTTAGCCCTCGTTCTTAAATCTGAAGGTGGGTATACGGATAATCCCAAAGACCCCGGCGGTCGTACAAACCTTGGCGTAACGCAAAAAGTTTGGGAATCTTGGGTAAAGCGAGATGTTACTGAAGCTGAAATGAAGGCGTTAGGGCCGCAGGACGTGGCTCCTTTGTATAAGACTAATTATTGGGATAAGATCAGTGGCGACTCACTTCCTCTTGGCATTGACTATGCCACTTTTGATATGGCTGTTAATAGTGGGGTAGGCCGTGCGGCGAAAACCCTTCAGCAGGTACTTGGTGTTGGTGCGGACGGACAAATCGGCCAAGCCACAATTAGTGCTTGTGAAGCGGCTAACGCTCGTGAAGTTGCTACGGGAGTCTGTGAAGCAAGACTAGCCTTTTTGCAAAGTTTGCCCACGTATGGTACGTTTGGCAAAGGTTGGTCAAATAGAGTTGCGGCGGTAGAAAAGGCTGCCTTTGACATGGCATCGTAGGATTAAGTTATGGCCTTAACATACTCAAGTTACGTGCAGCAAATTAGCACAATGGCCGTCATTCCGTCCAATGATACCAATTTCACGATTATTTTGCCTCAAATGATCAGCTACGCAGAATTGCGTATGCAGCGTGATTTGGATTTTCTTTCTACCCAAATTAGCACGACAGCTTATTCCTTTACCTCCAACAACAATACGTTAACTTTACCTACGTCGCAGTTTATTGTACCGCAGACGTTTGAAGTAGTTAATTCCGGTGTTTCTTCACCGCTATTGCCAGTTACTAAAGAATTTATACAGAATGTTTACGGATCAGGTTCTACGACAGGCTTACCTCAGTATTTTGCTGTTTATGGGGGCGATACTGCTACTACAGGTAATACTAGCCAATATATGATTGTGGGGCCAACGCCTGACAGTAATTACGGCACGATCATTACTGGCACTGTCCGTTCTGCGCCGCTTTCTGCCACAAACACGACAACTTACATTTCAACTTACCTGCCAGATATGTTTATCATGGCGAGTATGATTTACATCTCCGCTTTCCAACGTAACTTTGGGCGCATTAACGACGACCCACAAATGGCCCAGACCTACGAAAGCCAGTATCAGGCTTTGAAAGCCAGTGCGTTGGTTGAAGAGAATCGCAAAAAATATGAGGCTGCTGCTTGGTCGTCTTACTCACCTGCCCCCGCCGCTTCGCCAACTAGGGGTTAATCATGCCCTTTGGTACGATCAAACTTAAACCCGGCGTTGATACTAACGTCACCCCAACCTTAAATGAAGCGGCGTATTCTTCTTCGCAATTGATTCGCTTTTTGCCAGAGCGGAACGGATTTGGATTGGCCCAAAAGCTTGGCGGCTGGGTGGCGTATTATAATTCAGCTATTGGTTCCGCGATTCGCGCACTTAAGGGTTGGGCTGATCTTAATGCCATCAACCATCTTGGGATTGGAGCAGAATCGTCCCTTAATGTTTTGACAGGGAACAACCTTGTTAACATTACACCACAAAATAGCGTCACCAATACTGCTCCGGTATTCTCAACCACATCTGGTTCAAAAGTTGTTAACGTAACGGATTCCAACATTACTGCATCGGTTCTGGACTACGTTGATTATATAACACCCGTATCTGTTGGCGGGATTGTTTTATCGGGGCCGTATCAATTATTAACTGCCGCGGGAACAACCTATTCTATTACAGCGGCAAGTGCTGCAACTTCAACAGCCAATACTTCCACAAACACGACAGCTGGGTCATTTGTGGTGGGAAACACCTATCAAATTGTGACTGTTGGCACAACTGACTACACCTTAATTGGCGCGTCAGCTAACACGGTAGGTATTATATTTAATGCCACAGGTGTTGGTTCTGGTACGGGTACAGCTAAATTAGTTGGCGTACCTGCATTCCAAACGACCAATGGGCAGTCTACGGTTACATGTTACCTTGATAACCACGGATATTCCGTAGGTTCCACGTTTTATGTTGGTGTTTCTACGACCGTTGGGGGTGTTACACTTTTTGGTTTGTACACCATTTTAACAGTTCCAAGCGCAAGTTCATTTACTTTTGCCGCAGCTAACACAGCAACATCTTCTGCTGGCCCCACGGCAGAAAATAGCGGCAATGTGCAATCCAATTTTTACATTGCCATCGGCCCCCAACCCACGGGTACTGGGTTTGGCGTTGGCGGATTTGGTACAGGAGGCTTTGGCGTTGGTTCAACTCAACCGTCTGTTCCCGGCACAGCAATCACTGCGACAGATTGGACCTTAGATAACTTTGGTTCGTATCTAGTTGCATGTCCTGCAGGTGGCGCAATCTATTATTACGATCCTAACGGCCAATTGCAAAATGCTCAGATTGTGGGTGGCAGTGGCCCGCTCGTTAATTCTGGCATTTTTGTCGCCATGCCTCAACGACAGATTGTAGCTTACGGTTCTTCGTTTAACCTACAGGCAGACCCTATGCTTGTCAGGTGGTGTGACGTTGGCGATTTTACCAATTGGATAGCTTCGTCAACCAACCAAGCTGGTTCATATCGCATCCCTACAGGTTCTAAGATTGTGGCGGGTATTCAAGGGCCGCAACAGGGATTGCTTTGGACTGACTTAGACCTTTGGGCCATGCAATATGTTGGAACGCCGTTTATTTACAGCTTCAATAAGATTGGTTCTAATTGCGGAGCGGTATCACGACATTGCGTTGGTCAGCTAAATGGCGCTGTGTACTGGATGTCCCAAAGGCAGTTTTTCATGAGCATGGGTTCAGGCCCACAGCCAATACCATGCCCAATCTTTGACGTGATTTTTCAAAACATTAACCAAAATTATTTGAGCAAAGTAGCTTGTGGCGTTAACAGCCAATTTAACGAGATTACGTGGTATTATCCATCTTCCTCGTCCACTGAAAACGATAGCTACGTTAAGTATAACGTGCAAACTCAACAGTGGGATTTTGGCACACTAGGCAGAACTGCGTGGATTGACCAATCCGTCCTTGGCCCACCAATTGGCGCGGGTAGCGACACATATATTTATCAGCATGAAAAGGGCAATGATGCCGCCAGTGGAACAACAACCACGGCCATGTTGTCGTCATTCCAGACAGGTTATTTCCAATTGGCTGAAGGCGAAAACTTGGTTTTTGTGGATCAAATTTGGCCGGACATGAAGTGGGGTACGTACAGCGGCAACCAAAATGCTACTGTTTACTTAACCATCTACTATACCAACTACGCCACTGACACAGCCACCTCGCCGTCAACCAGTTACTATTCTGGTTCCCCGTCTAACACGGTCAGTTCAGTAACATTCCCCATGACGCAATCCACGGAATACATTTCGTGCCGGATTAGGGCGCGTTTCATGGCATTTTCACTATCATCGCAAGACGTTGGTACATTCTGGCGTTTGGGTGGCGTTAAGTATCGTTTTCAGGTAGACGGCAAATTTTAATAGGAGGCTACCATCGCATCTTTAGACGACATCCTTTCCACGCAGAAAAACGGCGTTATTGGCATTAACTCTTATGTTACCGCCATAAATACCCATGCTGGTTTTTATAACAGCAAGGAAGTATCGACTGCATCAGTGATCAAATCGTCGTCAGGTTGGTTGGCTACAGTAAGCGTTATTGTGGCAGGTTCCACGCAGGGTTATATTTATGACGCAACGTCTGCCGCATCGGGTAGCCGCATTTATGCCGTCCCCAATACAATTGGCATTTATCAAGTCCAAGTTCCATTTGCGACGGGTCTATACTTCTCCCCCGGCACAGGTTCCATTATTGCAGTAGGATATTCGTGATGCCACTCAAGCACGGTTCATCTCAAGCTACTATCAGCAAGAATATAAGCGAAATGTCCCGCTCAGGTTATCCGCATGACCAAGCTGTGGCGGCTGCATTAAATATTGCCCGTTCAGGAAAAGCACATGGAGGAAATTCGCATGGAAATGGGCGTAATATTATCCATACTGGTCCTATCCATAGCCCCGTGGCTGGTCGCACAGACCATCTTCCTATGCATGTACCCGCCGGAGCCTATGTCATTCCTGCTGAAGAAGTGGCTTATATCGGCGAAGGAAACACTCTCGCTGGCTTCAAAGCGATTGATGCGTGGGTAGAGAAATACCATGACCCCCATTTTACAAATGTTGGCGAGCCTGTGCCTATTGTTGCTGCTGGCGGAGAGTACGTTGTTCGCCCGTCAGCGGTAGCGGGTCTTGGCGATGGCGACCTTGCCAAGGGCCACCGCATCCTTGACCAATATGTTATGAAATTACGCAAGAAGCATATCAAGACCCTCCAAAAACTTCCCGGCCCCAAAAAGGATTAACATGGACTCAGGATTTAAAAAACAACGCATCCGTCTTTCCAAAAGCGCCCGCAAGCGCATGCCAAAGTACGAGCGCGTCACAACAGAGCCACTTGTCAGGACGGCACAGCCAGACGACGAGGAAGGCATTATGGTTTTAGCGCGCCTGATTCACAAAGAGATTGGCATGTTCAATCTTAACGAAGACAAAGTGCGCAATATGATACGTCCGCTTCTTTACAAACACCTTGGTATTATTGGGGTTGTAGGTAAAAAAGACGAATTAGAGGCAATGATTCTGCTTCGCGTAGCCACAAACTGGTATTCAGACACGCCTTTCCTTGAAGAAATGTCTGTATTTGTGCGGCCAGAATACAGAAATGCAACTATTTCCCGCGTCCATAAAATGATAGAATTTGCCAAGAAGGCGGCTGATGGCTTGGACTTGCCCCTAATGATTGGGGTTTTGTCAAATCAGAGAACAAATGCTAAAGTAGAGTTGTATGAAAAACACTTTGGCATGCCCGCTGGTGCTTTCTTCATTTACGGGGCAAAGACCGGACAGCCTGAAGAGGCTGAATTGACTGCTTAAGGAGACGACCAGTGTGTGGTTCTAAGGGTACATCAACAACCAGTTCTACATTCACGCCTCCGGCAAACGTGCAGGCCAACTATGACTATTTGGCCAACCAAGCCAAGTCTGTGGCGGCGACACCTTTCCAGCAGTATCAAGGTGAAATGGTTGCGGGCCTTACCCCCACACAGGAAGCGGGCATTCAGAACGTCAATGCCTCCGCTGGCTTGGCTCAGCCATACTACGGTGCAGGTGCGGGCTACGTGCAGCAAGCCGCCACACCATTTGGTCAACAACAGCTTAATCAGTATATGTCGCCATATATTAATGACGTTGTATCCCAGACAATGGCTAACTTGGGCGAAACCAATGCCCAACAACAGCAGCAATTGTTGGGCAATGCCATTAGTCAGGGCGCCTTTGGTGGCGACCGTGCGGGAATTGCGCAAGCTGAATTGGCTCGCCAGCAAAACCTTGCGACGGGACAGACATTAGCTAACGTCTTACAAGGCGGTTACGGCCAAGCATTAGGACAGTTTAACGCAGACCAGACCCGTGCTTTGCAAGCAGGTTCCACATTGGGTCAACTAGGGGCAGGCGCACAGGCTGCGGGCTTGCAGGGTGCGCAGGCACAGCTTGGCGCGGGTGCGCAACAGCAGGCAGTACAGCAAGCGCAGGACGTTGCGAATCAGCAGCAGTTCCAAGCCGCTCAAGCTTATCCATTTCAGACAACGCAATTCCTTGGAAATATGTTGCTTGGCATCGGTGGCCAATCTGGAGGAACGGCACTTACGTCTACGCCGGGTCCAAATATTGGGTCGCAGATTCTTGGTGGCCTTACCACGTTGGCTTCTATTCCTTGGGGTTCTGATGAACGTCTTAAGGAAAATATGGAGCCTGTTGGCGAGACATATGACGGCCAAAAGATTTACAAGTTTAACTACAAGAATGACGGCCACACCATGCTTGGCCTAAGTGCGCAGGAAGTTGAGAAACATCACCCTGATGCGGTCCACAAGGACGGCGAGGGCATGCGTATGGTTGACTACGAGAAGGCAGTTAACCACGCCGCTCAACGGGGCCACTTTGCGCATGGTGGAATTCCTGATTGGATGGGCGGCGCAGTTGGCGCAGATGGTCTTGGCCGTGCGCATTACGCATTGGAAGGTTCTGTTCCGTATTCAGAACAACCATCTGGAGGCTCCACAAAGCCATTAACTTTGGCTGACGTGATGCGCGTTTCTCAAGCTATTCTTGGAGAAAAACCCGGCGGTAAAACAAATATTCCACAAGCACCAAAACCCCAAGAGGACGGTGGCTTGATGGATGTGGCCAAGCAATTGGCCAATGCCACACCAGAGCAACGTGCCAATATGAGGGCTAACGCTGGCAAACTTGGACTTGGAACCGCTAATGTGCAAGACGTTTTAGGCACCCCCGGCCAGCGTGTTGGCGATGTTGGTGGTTTATATTCTGCACCAATTGGCCCCTTGCAACAATTTGCATCTGGTGGTGTTGTTGGACGGCATAAATATGCAACTGATGGTTCTGTTCAAGCACCCGCCCAAGGCGCGCAAACGACTGACCAACCACAATCTTTATTTGAGCGTGTGTCGGGCCAACCTTTGTCAGACAATGCCCGCATGGGCCTCCTAGCCGCCGGATTGGGTATGCTTAGCAGCAAGTCTCCATTCTTTGGCGTGGGTGTTGGCGAGGGTGCCACGGCAGGCCTTGGCACGTACTATAATGCGCTTGCAAACCAACGCGCCTATGAAAATCAACTTGCCCAAAAGGCATTGGAAGAACGTAAAGTACAGGTCGAAGAAAAAGGTTTGGGTTATAGAGGCATCGAGGCAAATATTGCGTTGCAAAATGCGGATCAAACTTTGCTTGCTAATTTAATGCAACGCGCTCAAGCTTATTTAACTGTTCCGGGCGGGAAAGTTCCTCCCGATTTACAGTCACAAATTGACGCCATTAATACGCGAATGTTTAATCGTTCCGGTGGCGTTGGTGCTGCAAGCACATCCACACCCATATCTGGCGGTTTAGTTTCTCCCCCAACTAATGCGGTGTTGCGACAAGCCCCTGCCCCAGCCGCTACCGTCCCCGCGGTATCACCGGATCAAAGTGCCGTTTCTGGCGCACCAGCTACAGTAAAAGCTGAACCTGCTCCTGCGGCGCCCGCTGTTTCTACGACGGCAACAACCAAAGAACAACCTCAACCATCTTCTACCACTGCGCCACAACCTCAGCCAGATCAACAGAAACCAAAATCTAAGTGGGGTTTACCGGACGAAATGGACCCAGATGTTTTGGAAGCTGACGCACGAAATGATGCTGCGTTGGGTTATGGTACTATTGCCGCTCAAAAACAAGCTAAAGCAGACGCAAACCGTAAAATGCTTACGGAGCAAGGTGGTTTATATGTAAATGGTCAATTCCAATCTGTTCCGGGTTGGATTGAAAATAAAGCTAATCAAGCGGCAACTGCTGAAGGTTATAAATCTATGATAACCAACGATCAGGCGGAAGCAAAAAATTATACTGCTCGTGTGAATGTTGAAAATCGTATTTCTTCAATGCTTGATATTTTGCATGATTTTCAAACTGGTGCATTTGCAACACAAAGAAACGAACTTGTCCGTAAAATGGAAGACCTTGGGTTTAAAGTTCCAAAATCAGCTCAAATTGATCCAACTGCATATTTAGAATTTATGAAAGATTCCTACGCTCAATTATTTGAAAGTGCAAAAGCCCTTGGTGGACGTATTCTTGTTTCTGAATTATCTGGCTTGCAAAAATCGGGTGCCAGCGTTGGCAATCCTCCTGAAGCCAATGCTTACATTTTAACTCGCGCTCTTGGTGCATTGAAATATCAAGATCAACTTACTCAAGAATATAATCAATGGCGTCAATCTGACCAAGGAAAAATTGCCACTTCAACGCTTGGTTTTGATTTAACTCATGCTGATGAAAACAAAATGCGGGCATTCCAAAAGGAGGTTGCCCGCCATGTTACTTATGAGGGTCAAAAAATTCCAGAGACAGCTGATCAATTGGTTCATGGGCAGAGATATAGATACAATGGACAAGATTTGTATTGGAACAAAAATTTAAAAGACCCAAGCGGCAATCTTGGTTCGTTTGATAAAGTTGATCCATTAGCGGGTGGTGCAAATGGCTAATGAAACCGTAGGAATTCCTTTTATTGGACCAAGACAAACTCCAAAAACAGAAAATACACCGATCCCAACGGGCGGTGAAAAAACTGGTATTGCTTTCAAGCCTTTGCAACCAGTTACAGAAAGTGAAGCAATTGCGCGCGGGATGGGGGCTGGATTATCATTAAATCAATTACCTCAAGCTACGGCTCTTGGTGCCGCCGGAAGCGCAGATGAAGATGGCGAGGTAACAAGTTATATACATCCAAGCCAAATAATTTCTGGGGCAATAAAAATGGGTTTGGAAAAACTTGCGCCCAGTTATTTTGGTGACAATGCCACTAAGACTTATGAGCAAGGAATAGAAGCAGAAAAGGCCAGACAAAAAGAAGTTCATGAAGCCTACCCAACGACATATGCTCTTTCTAATATTGCGGGTGCTACTATCAATCCCATAAATAAACTTATTCCCGCCCCTGTTGGTGGCGCGGGGTTTGTTTCAAATGCGACGCGAGCCGCAGTTCCATCGGCAGCCATAGGTGCAATTGAAGGTTCAGGCGAGGGTGACACTTGGTCTGAAAAGGGTAAAAATGCCATTTATGGCGCTATCGGTGGCGGAACCGTTGGTGGTTTATTGGGTGGTATTTTTGGACAGTTTGTTCCTAAACCGTCAGCGACATTACCTGCATCGGCTCCAAGTGCCAGTGATGTAGCGTCTGCTGCTGAACGCCTTGGAGTGTCTGTTCCTAAAGTTGTTGCGTCTGAAAGTCCCGGTTTAATTACAGCGGCGGGTACTGCGGCAGAAATTCCTTTTGTGGGAACACCTTTAAAAGAAGCTGCAAAAGCAACTACAGAACAATTAGGCCAAAAAATTACTGAATTGGCTGGCGGAGAAACACGAGCAAGTGCGGGTGCTGAAGCAAAAAATGCATTGGAAGGTTGGATTGGTCAAGGATCAAAAGATTTAGTAAATAAAGGTTACGACGCAATTGATTCTTTAATAACCAATCCAGCGACATTAACTGATTTATCTAAAACACGGACCATTGCTCAAAGCATACAAGATGAGTTAGGTGCGGCAAATATTGAAGGTTGGGACCCCGCAGTTCAACAAGTTTTGGCTGCGGCGACAAATCCAGAAGGATTAACTTATAAAGGTATTAAAACCCTTAGGACCACTATCGGTAATGCACTTGATAACCCCACAGACGTAATGAAAAGTGCGCAACCAAGTTTGCGTAGGCTTTATGGTGCGTTAACAAATGATCTTGAAACCGCAATTAAAAACAGTGGCGGTCAAGATGCTTTTGATGCCTTTAATTCTGCAAATAGTTTGGCAACAAAAATAGCAGCAAATCGCGAAGCATTGGAAAAAGTCACAGGTGTTAACACTACAGTAAATGGTGGTGAAGCTATTTTTAATAAGTTAATGAATTATGCAAGTGCGGGAAAAGGCGCCGATATTGCTCGTCTGAAACTTGCTCAACAAGTTACACCGCCTGAAGTTTGGGATAAAATTTCGCAAGGAGCGATTGATGCATTAAGTCGCGATTCTGGCAACGTGTCCAACATTGGAAATTTCTTCAAAAATTATAGCAAATTATCTGACGAAGGTAGAGATGTTCTTTTTGGAACTAATTCTTCGAATCCTGCAATGCGTAATGCATTGGATGATTTTGCAACGATTACATCACGAATAGATAGACTGAATGCCATCTCAGGAAAAGAAACTGGCAATGTAGGGAAAACAGGAATTGGTGCAGCAGAATTATTAGCTTTGGCTTATGCGCCATTTAAAACTGCTATTGGGGTTGGTACGGGACGAATTTTTTCAGAAGTAATGTCGCGTCCAGTTACGTCTCAATCAGTTCAAAATTGGGCCACGGCTTACGAAAGATTTTTACGTACTCCAACTCAAGCTACAGCAAATGCTTTTGGTGCCGCAACTAAAAGTATGGCAACAATGGTTGGTGGGGAATATGGCGTCCCAAGTACAGATAATGTGATTAATGCCGTTATAGCAGCTAATGAAACGGGAAAGGCCGCTGCCTATCTTTACAATTGGGCTGCCGGAGAAAAAGAAAACGAAAAACGATCCGGCGAATTTAAAGGTCAGAGTCAAAGTGATATTTTTTCAGGTCAGCAGGGACAAGCATTAGGTGGTCGCATTGAACGTGCAACTGGTGGTTCTGTCATTGACAAGAAAGCTGACGCCCTCGTCAATGAAACATTGCGCAACAGGAAACTTTACTCTGATCACACTGAACACATGCTAAGCATGCCTGACGATGCCATTGTGCAGGCTCTTAACATCGCCAAGCAGTTCGCAGCTTAATACTTTTTAGATGCCTTGAGTACGCGCCGTGGGTAGCGGTTCTTGCTGGATGTTGATCCATTGTAGCAACCAAGCATGAGTGTCACGTCATGATACTTGTCTTGGCAGTACTGGAGGTAACGCATCCCGTATTCAAGATTGTTTTCAGGTGCCATCAGTTCAGTTAGGTTTCCCTTAAATCCCATAGCCTTCGCAGTAGCCACACGGACCTGCATCAATCCATAGTTACCATCTTTTGAGGCTGTGGGTTTAAACGTGCTTTCCACGTCAATGAGACCAAGCGCAATTTCTGGGCTTATGTCATGGGAAATCGCTGCCGCACGAATCATTTCATGCAGGGGCGATTCTGCTGTTTTACCAACGGTCTCGCACCCTACCGTAAGCAACGCAGCGACAAGTGTGGCGGACAGCTTCATAACGCTCAACGCGGTACGACGGTGCCATCCATCTTTCGCTTCCATTTGGACATCTTACCATATGGCATAGGCGTACGCGACTGTTTTAAGCCAAGATGGTTTTGTTTCACTCTTTTTGCTTTTGCTGCCATTTTATGATCCTTTTTTGTTTTTTCTTTTGCGCAAGGCTTGCATGTAAGCCTTATATTGTCATCTGTATCTGTTCCGCCAAGTTCCAAAGCACGTACATGCTCGTATATGAATTGGCCAGTCATTAACTTTACGCCGCATTCCATGCAGCAACCTTTTTCTCGCTCCCATATCGCAAGTTTGCGCCTGCCTGATAATGAGCCACGAGCAGTAGTACCCATGTCTTCAGTCATATTCAAATCCCTCAATCATTTTAAATTCCTCCAATGGAATGAGGTATACCATTGTGTCATAGTCTCTTGGGTCGTTTCTGTTTTTTTGTCCTGACTTTCTTTTAAAATAGTTATTATGTGTTAAGCGAAGATATCCAACGCATTCCGGCCATTTGACGACAAGAAATGCAGGCAATCCAGTTTCCTCAGTTAATTTAAGACCATAATCCACATCCTGCACGGTGCAGATATATGTAGGATACTTTGAAACTGAACCAAAGTAATTTTTGACTTCCACAAACGCCACGGTTTTGCCATCGCGGCTGCATTCAAAATCAAAAACGCTAAAGTCTCCTAATTTTTTGTAATCAAACTTCCACTTCTTGCTCAAGAAGCTGATGAACTGACTCTCTCTGTTAAGATCGTCTTTCGTTTGATACGGGATAAACGGAGAACTCATTATTTAAAACTATTGCCTGCACGTTGATTGGCTTGCTCAGATCGCCAAGCTTCTATGACGGCATCAGCACGGTTGCGTTCTGCGCGAAGGTACT